AGTACTGCAAAATATGCTGACTTGGCTGAACGATATACTGCTGATGCAGACTACGAGCCAGGAACGGTTGTTGAGCTTGGCGGAGAACAAGAAGTTACACAGACTACAAGACCAAGAAGCGTAGCAATTGCTGGTATAGTATCAACTGATCCTGCCTACTTAATGAACAGCAACCTTGAAAACGGTGTAAGTATTGCACTACTTGGAAGAGTCCCTTGCAAGGTAGTAGGAAAAATCAACAAAGGTGATATACTTGTGAGCAGTATGACACCAGGACATGCAGAAGCACATAAAGATTTACATAATCCTCCAGCAGGGAGTGCTATTGGTAAAGCAATAGAATCAAAAACAGGCGATGGCCCAGGAGTTATCGAAGTACTAGTAGGTAGGATGTAATGCCCCAAAGATATCGTACAGAATATGATGGCGAGTTTGTAATTATTGAACATAAGATTTCTAATGGAAAAAAGATCCAAGAACGTGAATGGATTGATAATCCAATCGAGAACCAACACATATCTGGTAGAGCAGCCGTAATTGGTAACGGTATTAGCCGTTACAATACTAATTTTAACGGAAAGCTCAATCTTAAAACAAAAATTGAACAACATGCTGGTTGGCATCTAGGACGTAAACGTTTACAAAGTTATGGATCCCAAGGATGTTGGCAAGAGATGCAATGTGATTTTTATGTAGAGTTTGACAAACAAAAATTGTCTGAACTTAAAGAGGCCAAGTATCAACAAAAAGTAAGTGTGTATAGTCATGCACGTAATTGTATAGATGATCCAGGAGAATATTACCTTGTGCCTTATGGAGTTCGAGGTAAAAGTATAGCAGTAGCAACATGGCTTGCATGTTTTGATGGACATACTGAAATATTTTTATTAGGTGCTGATGCTATGTTTGACGATGACACACCTGATCAGAAAACTGTTAACGGACTTGATGCGGTTTTCAAAGATTACCCAACAGTAAAGTTTTATTACGTGTCAGACGGGTGTGCCGCACATGACCAATGGCGTAATAATAATAACTTCCAACAAATGAGTTATGCCGAATTTATTTCATACTGTGATATTTGAAACTTTTTAATTGTATCAATTTTAGATAGTATCTCTTCAAAATTTATTGTTGTCCATAACCCTGGATGCAACGGCTTTGGCCACACACCGCTTTTAATCCAACTATAACCATGATGTTCATTGTTTAATATCGGAGTAAATTCTGTATCAATTAAACAGAAAAATGTATGATAACTAAAATGATCGTCTGCACTAGTAAACTTTTCTATTGGTACTAGTTTGACTATTTCAGGCCAAATACCAATTTCTTCTTGACACTCTCTTTGAATAGCATCTATAAGATTCTCTCCTGAGTCAACTTTACCGCCAGGAAGACCCCAGCAACCAGGATTTTTATTATCATTGCGTAACAAATAAAGATATCTATCAGTCTTAGTACTGTAGAACCAAATACCAACTGCGTTTATCAAAGTACTAGACTCCAGTTACCTTCGGTGTATAACCCTTCGTAGCTCTTTAACCATTCACCTGCAGCCCATCTATATTGTACACTAGTGGTAAGATTACTCACATATTGTACATTGCTTTCGTTACTAGCATTAAAAACAACATTCCAACGTACTCCATCGTATGCAACGATATCATTGGTATTAGCAACCAATGGAGTTCCGTCGGTGCCTCTCCATGCCTGTGCAAATCCTGGATCAATTGTACTATTGCTGCCAGTGTCGTTAACAAATAGATATCTTTGCCCTGTGGCTGAAGCCGGAAGACCTGCAACAGTTCCTGGACCTTTTGCCTGTGGGTCAACAATAGCATTAACAGGATCTAATGTGTTTGCTGGAATAGTATCAGTATCGACTGTGAAAAGTAAAAATCTATCGTCAGTAGGATCATAAGACACCGTCCCAACTATCACAGTTGTATCATATGGGTTATCAAGTCTTATTTGGCTTATACCTGCTCTTAATGCACCATATAGATTAACTACAGTATGCCATAATAAGTTACTTGGCGGTGCAGTTGGAACTTTTACTCCTGAATTATTTGTAACTACTGCTTTGGTTTCTAAAACTTGTAGTTTGTTTCCTATTAATAATGTTTGATAGTTAAAAGGAGTAAACAATTGTCTGGTGCCTAGCAGTAGGTCACTATCAAAAATGGCTTCTGCCATATCGCCATTGCCGTCAAATACACTTGCAACTATCTTTTCTACTACACCGAGTTTTTTAACTTTTGCCGGAGGACTAATATAGATCGGCATAACAAATCTTAGTGTTGCAATATCAATTGGATCATCAGTACCCATTGGTATTGATCTTGAACTCCATGTGACCTGTTCTAAATACATAACACTAAGACTGGTCCAGTCTATAAAGTTTTCCGTGCTTTGTATTTCTAAACTCGGATTAAACAGTGTAAGTAACTGTTCTAGTAATTGTAGTTTTTGGTTTGTATTTGATGTCCATATGTCGAGGTTAACTTCTAAATCAAATGGCACAGGCATTAANTTCTCTATTGTAAATGCATTACCTTGTGTTGTTTCGTATGTCTCGCTTTCGGTATCCCAAAAACGTTGTCTAACGTTTTGTTTTTGTACAAATGTAGGATCTTGTATTCTATCACGTGCATAGTTAAGATTTGTTACATGAAANGTCATAAGTGGGGTACTTGGTAAACTATTTGCACTATTCTGTTGTATAATAGTTTGTGCTTGACGTGTAGCATCACCATAACGTACAGGAACTCTGTAAAGTGTTTTCTGATTTGTATTTTCGTCTCTGCCGTATTCTACTTGGAAGTTTGAGAATACTCGAGTAAACTGCAACAAAAATCTGCGTATCTGTTCATCGTAAAAAAATTGTTGCATTAATTATCAGCCTGAGGTTTAAGTATCTTGCTTAGTGGTTGTCTTTCGTCTATCTGGCCACGATCTTCTGTATTAGTTTTGTTAGTATTGTTCACAAAACTACTACGTTGTGTCTGTGATCTCACATTGCCATGGTTTGCAACTGCTTTTTCTTTATCACCTGGTGTCAAATTAGTCCTCACATCGTCTTCATACTTAACCCATCTTGACCCGCTGTAACGAAAAAGTCTATTAGGATAATAGTCTAATCTTAGTGCAAAGTCACCTTCTTCTGCGCCTTGTGGGAAACTTGTACCTGGCGTTACCGGAAGTCCGTTTGGTGCAATACCATCTCCTGTTAAGTATCCTAAGGTATATCCGTTTGCTCTCGGGCTTTGCGGTTGTCCATCAACATCAACATTGGTTGTGTCAACTGTAATTCCTGTGTTATCAACTGTATAACTGTCTGGATCTGCAGGTGTACCATCCTCGTTAGTAGGCACAATGTAGAACTTTACACTATCATATCCACTATATGGTACTTCATTCTCTGCTTGTGTAAGAATTGCATCGTTTATTGATCTGTCTTTAACAACAGTACCAAAAGTTTCTATTTCACTAAGTGGTGTGAACTCTTCCCACTTGGTTGTATCAGTAATCTCAACACCTGGATCAACTTCGTCTATTGCTTTGTAGTAGGTACTACCGCTTAGTACAATACTGCCTTTTGGATAGTAGTTTCCGTTGTCCCAAATGTTCTCAACTTCAAAAGGCTTATCAAGTATATCATTGTATTCTTGAGCACTTACAAGTGGTGTGGCTTTAACACGCCACAGATGTGGTAACCAAGTTTGTGAGAATCCTTCACTTGCAAAAGAAGCATCTTGTATTACATAATATTTAGGTATAGCTCTAGCGATACCACTATCAAGAGGGTTGAAATCTTTAAGGTTTGGTAGTTCAAGTACATCACCACTCATGAGTTTACGGCCAATTGTGTCTATCATAAAGTTGTAGTGAAATGTAATAAACAATGTGTCGTTGTTTAGGAACAATCCAAATTGACTTAGATCAAAATCAATATCTTGTGCATTATAAACGCCACGCATCTGATACACATCGTCATCATACTTTCTGTTTCTATTTTCTAATAAAAACAAATCTTCAATAAACAGTGGATTCTCAGTGTTATAAGCAGGCTGTGTAGCATCTTGTGTGCCTTTGCTTACACTTGAACTGTCATCTCCGGTAACAATAGGTCCGAGATATTTGTGAACAAACATATCAACACCACCAACCTGATACATTTCCATAACAGTGCGGTCAATAAATTTGTAATCGTTTTGTCGATTTGGGCGATATAAACTTAGTCTAGGCATACAGTAATCCTTCTTACTGTATTTATGGACTTAGATGGCAACCTTAACTGGTTCGTTGCCTGTAATAGAGGTCATCTTTTTA